CATTTTTACCCTTTTATTGCCTTGATAACCTGTGACTAGTATTTTGTCGCGAGTACGACATACATTTGTATAAAAATCCATACTGTAAGTATACTACAGTAGGTCTATTCTGTCAATGTGGTTTGTGGTTTGTTGTGAATTAAATCGTAGCATGCCTCATACTTTTCTTTTGCAGTTGCATACCTTTCGATTTGAGTGTCAAGTGCCTGTGCAACATCTGGATGTTCACCGATACCTGCTGGATTGTTTTGATATACATCAATATTGGCCATTGCAATGTCCATTTCACCTTGATACTGACTCATCAGTGCTTTTAATAAAGATTCTCTACTCATTACTTGTTGCCTCTCTGACCTCTTACTTGATTACCTGTTTCTACTTTGTAGTTTTGTTCTAGTTGAGGTTTTGCATCGAAAACTGATTGAACTTTATCATGTCTAATTTCAAAAACATATTCTTTTGCAAAGGGTATATAAGGTGCAAGTTGAACTTCCATTCTATTGTCGTCTAAAGAAACTAGACATTGTTGACAATCTCTTAATTCGTATTTTCCTTTCCACCATAGATTTTTAAAGAAACCAATTAAAATTTCTCCTGTATCTAATCTAAGACACTTAACTTCGTCTCTTATATTACGCACTTCTTACCATCTCCTGTAGTTCAACACTTCTTCTTCCTACTTGTCCGAACCATTTAGAGTCTTGCATTTCAACAGCAACTTTCTCCCAATCACATGAGACAACACCTTTCCACATGTTATTAAACTTACTGAATCTTGTTCCACCTAAGTTGAATGTCATATTAACTAATACATGTTGTATGTTTTCTGGTAATGCATAGAAGTCTTCACCACCCTTTGATTCAAATAAATGAATAGTTTCATCTAAATGTTTATCAAAGTCATAGTCATAGACATCGTCTACTCTTTCTTGTGAGACTGGTGTGCCAACAGGTTGACCATGTTCATCATCACTATCTTTGATTAAGTGTCCGACACCAAAGGTTAAATAACCTAGTGAATCTTTGTAGACTTCAAGGACTTCTCCTTCATGTCTTTTAATTTCTGCCATCAATTTTTCTCTGTTCATTATTAACTCCTTGTTAAGTCTAATTCTATTTCATCTTCTTCGTTTTCTCTGGCAGTTTCTAGTGCCTCAAATTCACGATATTTAGTTTGTATTCTATTTTTCTCAGCAAACCAGGCATCTGTACCAGGTTCTTCAAATTCACCAAATGTATATATGGTATCTCCGTTAGTTATCACTATCGGATATTGTGTTGGTCTTTCAAAATCAGACATCTTTTTCCTCTTTCTGTATTTGTTCTTGCATAATCTCTACAAGAATGTTTCCCATAAGATTATTTAGGTCGTTATTATTTAGTAGATTATCAAGTTCTTCTCCACTATCTGGCAACCTTCTAATCGTTCTTTCAAAGTTTATATTTGGTTTTCCGTCTTCGAATCCTACTTTACCATACTGATAGACAAGACCTTTAAAGTCTCCTTCTATAATTTCTATAGCAGCGTCCTGTTCGTGGGGGTTCTCTACTACTCTAAATGTTTTACCGAATAATGTCAATGTCATCTGGATTCTCATTCCATACTTCAAGTGTATCTCGAAGTCTACCATCAGAACAGAGAGTGTTGTATCTATTAGATGCTTTCTTTCTCCACCATTCTGTTAAATTATTTATTGAGTATCTATCATGGTTGGATTTCTTTATCAGTGTATCAGTTTTACCCAATATAACATCTTTAGAATTCTCATAACCTAAATCAGATACATAAAATCTTTTTCTTTCATTCAATCTTCTTGCATCATCTACTACTTCTGTAAAGGTCTTCTTATCATCTTCATTAAGAGACTTCTTAATAATAGATATCATTTTAGATTGAACTTTCATCTTTCTACTTGATGCTCCTTCCCAAACAATCGGACCACCATTCTTTTCTACAAAGAATTTCTCTAAGTCTTTAAAGTAATTGTCATTCATAAGTGGTGCAAAATTGCTATCAGTTAGACCTTGACCTTTCATAAAAGGTTTTAAACCGTCATACTGTGACATACTCTTAGTTGAGCCATATAGTGAGGTAGTTTCAAAGTGACATAGATTCATGTCATACTTCTCATCTATAATTTGTTTCACCTCATGTGAACAACACATCAATGCAAGTAGTTTACCACCAAGATAATTGAATCCAAATGGTTGAGTAGGAACTATAATCATTCCCATGATTGCATGTTTGTTAAATACAGGCATTGCCTCTGCACCTAACACTTCATTAAAATACCTATTTCTAGGAGCAATGTTCATCATTGGTGAACCTAGTCTTATGAAACCCACAATCTTATTTGTATTTGTTTCATAGACCATTAAAATTAATTTTCTACCAGGATTTGAGGCCTCAATTGCATGTGATGTAATAATCTCTAAGTAGTTGTGAAAGATTTCGTGGTCTGCAACACCAACTCTAAAGTTCATATCTTCTGGATGCATGTTGAAGTCTGAAAAGAAATCGTCTGATAGATTAAAACCAAAAAGAGGAGATGGCATTTTTGCCACCCTCTCTAGTTTGATTTTTCTTAAATAGTCTGCCATATTACCAAAATTCTGGTAATACTCGGTGATTTTATCAGAAGCAAACTTAGCGTCTTCCTCTGATAAGACTAAATCACATTTGAAATCAGGCATTCTATAAGTTTGCTAATACATTCTCAGGTGATGATACTTCATATGGGTCTGTATCAATGTTGTCACCGTATCCTGCTTCTGCAAACATTCTTTCAATAACACCATCATTTACTACCATTGCATATCTCCAACTTCTAATACCGAAACCGAGATTTGCTTTCTTAACTGAAGCACCTATTAGTTGAGTGAATTCACCATTTCCGTCTGGTAATGGTCTCACATTCTGTACACCTTGTCCTTCAAACCATGCATTCATTACGAATGAATCGTTTACTGATAGACAATATATTTCATCAACACCCTTTGCTTGGAATTGTGAGAACTGAGTCTCAAAACCAGGTAGTTGGAATGATGAACATGTTGGTGTAAATGCACCAGGTAATGCAAAGATTACCACTCTTTTACCTGCAAATTGTTCTTTAGTGTTTAACATAACAAAGTCACCATTGACTCTGATAGGCATAACCACTTCAGGTATTTGAGTTTGTCCTTCGACTATTTCTAGTCCAATCTTATTATTCATTTACTTCTCCATAATATAAAAAGATACACCCATTATAAACCAAATAGGTGTATCTGTAAAGGTAGTTTTTTAAGAAATTTTAATTTCTTGGGGTTTGTCTTCCTCAGGCACAATTCTCTCTAAACTTACAATCAAAATACCATTCTTCATATCTGCACCCTTAACGATTATATCGTCTGCAAGTGTGAATGACCTTTTGAATGAACGAGAAGCAAGTCCTTGGTGGACATACTCTTTTGATTCAGTATCCTCTTGTTTACCTTCGATTGCAAGAACTTCTTTCTCTTTTGAGATAGTAATATCTTTCTTGGTAAATCCAGCTACTGCAAGTTCGATAGAGAAATTCTCTGCATCGTGTTTTACAATATTGTAAGGTGGATAGTTTGTATTAGTCGGTGACTGATTAGCCCTTTCTAATAGTTGAAGAGTTCTGTCGAACCCGATTGCGAATGGGAATGATTTCCCGAAATTGAAGACATCGAAGTCTCCGAGTTGTTTACTTGTCATAGTTTTCTCCTTTATTAAGCAAGTTTATAATGTGCAACCTCTAATGAGCATTGCATTAATGTTCGAGAACCGAGCTCTTTTGAAGAAATGGGGTCACTTGATGTCGGCGTTGCCCAATCCAAGTTCCAAATCCGAGCTCTTTTTAAGTTCTCTTACAAGGGTATTTATAACACCCATATATCTATTATAAGGTCTTTTTCTGAAATTTCAAGCGGTTTTTTGTAATCTATAACATCTTTTTGATGCATTTCTTGTGACACTCTTATTATTTAATACAACTATAGCCATAAGAGTATTGACATCTCTCATGTCTTCTCGTGTCATTACTGGTTTTTTCATTTCAAGAGTGATTACTGGATAAAGAATAAGAAGCTTTCTTACACCCATTTTCATTACTGAGGGTCTTTCACCAAAGATAGGATTCGTTTCATAAACACAATCGTATTTGAGTCCGTTATATGTGGTATACATATCAAGGAATTGAAGTGTTATAAATGTAGTCCACTGAAAAGTGGATACTGGTTCATATAGTGTAAATTGTGACTTTCTCAGATTTACCTTTGACGAGAATTCTGTCGACTTCAGTGAATGTTCTAGTAGGACACTGGAGATATGTTTCTTCTGATAGCAACAAGTCCACCCCATTATAATTTCTCGTTTGGCCTTCGAGTCTAGCACCAAGGTTGACGGCATCTCCAATGACGGAATAGTCAAATCTAAGTTCGCTACCCATGTTTCCGACAATACATTCTCCTGTGCTAATGCCAATACCGACATTGATAGGAGGGAGATTGAGAGGAGAAAGTTCTTCATTAAGTTCCTTGGTTGCAATTAGTATTTCTTGTGCAGACTTTACTGCCAACTCGGCATGATTTGGACAATTCAAAGGAGCATTCCAGAAAGACATAATACAATCTCCCATATACTTATCTATGGTTCCAGAATTATTTAGAATTATTTTAGTCTGAACATCTAAGAATCTATTAATTAAATTTACCAATCCCTCTGGGTCATCGTTGTTCTTAAATTTCTCGCTTATGGGAGTAAATCCACATATGTCCATGAACATGAAAGTCATCTCTCGTCTTTCACCACCTAGTCTCAATTTACTAGGGTCTTTTTGTAGTTCTTCAACCATGTCAGGAGATAAATATTTTTGGAACTGCTTTTTGATTTGTTGTTTCTCTTGGTATGTAATATAGTATTTGTTAAACGAAGCATGTCCAAATATCAACAAGGAGCTTACTGATGAAAAGAAGGTATCGAAAAGAACGAGACTTGAAGTCCAAATATAATAACTCCCGAAGATTTGAAGTCCTACAAGTGTTAGACTCATTATCCCCGAAAGAATTGTGGGAAGTTTGTAAACCATCACCAGTATCATTACAAGAACTATCGAAAGAAGAACAATCTCGAGTAATTCAAGATAGTAGGATTGTTGTATTCGAGTGTCTTGCAAGACGGTTTGGATTAGGTTCGCTTGCACTTCATGGGGATACATTACACCCATTGGGGTTGAAACTGGATTATTCAGACCTTCTGCAGT